TGGACCCCCGCACGGTCAAGCAAGGAAGTCTAACGCGGGTCGTTCCTGTGGAAGCCATTTGGACCACGCCCGCCGGTTACAACGCCTTGGACCCAGCGGCCCCGGATTTTTACAAGCCGTCCAAATGGTTCATGCTGGGGCAAGAGGTCCATGCTTCCCGCTTGATGACGGTCGTAACCCGTCCGCTCCCGGACATTCTCAAGCCCGCCTTTAACTTCGCGGGCATGTCCCTTTCCCAGCTTGCGGAACCCTACGTCGACAACTGGCTTCGCACCCGTCAAAGCGTTGCGGACCTTATCAACAATTTCAGCATTACGGTACTTGCCACGGCAATGGACCAAGTGCTGCAGGGTGACGATGACGGCACGGACCTTTTCGCACGGGCTGACCTTTTCACGGCCACGCGGAGCAATCGCGGCTTGATGCTGCTGGACAAAGCGCGGGAAGAGTTGGTGCAGGTCAACACCCCGTTGTCGGGGCTTCATGAGTTGCAGGCGCAAAGTCAGGAACACATGTGCAGCGTGTCGCGCATGCCCGCTATTGTCTTGACGGGTATCAGCCCCAGCGGCTTGAACGCTTCCAGCGACGGGGAAATTCGGATTTTCTACGATTGGGTCGCGGCGCAACAGGAAGCCTTTTGGCGCGAACCGCTGGAAACAATCTTGAAGTGCGTACAGCTTTCACTATTCGGGGAAATCGACCCGGATATCGGCTTTACCTTCGTGCCCCTGTACCAAATGACGCCCAAGGAAGAAAGCGAAATCAGGGCGGCCGATGGCGTCACGGATTGCGCCTATGTGGCCGCCGGTATCATTGACCCCAGCGAAGTGCGGGACCGCCTGGCGAAAGACCCGAACAGCGGTTATCAGGGATTGGACACCGACGCCGTTATCGTGCCCCCCGCGGAGACTACGGGCGAAACGGACCCGGCGGCGGCTGGCGACAAGAGCGTAAGCGAAGCGCAACATAAAGCCATGGAAGCCGCGGCGCATGGTCATAGCACCTTGGGGATTCCAGCCAAAGTCGGTAAAGAATATGTCGCCAAAGACGCCTAAAACATTGCGGGCAATCCATGCGAACCGCGGGGTCGAAGCGAAATACCGCAAGGCCCTGCAGCGCATGATTGCCGAAATGCACGGGTCGGTCGAATACTGGCTTACGGCCGCCTATCGCAAAGACCCGCCCCGCATGCTGGCGCTGGTCGAACAAGCGCAAGACGCGGCACCCAGCGCCAAAATGAAAAAGGTATTGGACGAACTGGCCCGGCGCTGGATTGCCCGCTTTGACGAATGGGCGCCCAAGATTTCCGACGCCTATTTGCAAGGCATGTTCAAGACCACCGACAGCGCAATGCGCCAGGCGCTCAAGGAAGCCGGGTGGACGGTTGAATTCAAGATGACGCCCGCCGTGCGCGACGCCTTCAATGCGTCACTTGAAGAAAACGTCGGCCTTATCCGGTCCATTCCTGAAAAATATTTGCAACAGGTAGAGGGTAGCGTTATGCGCTCCTACAGCGCCGGGCGCGACCTTGAATCCATGGTGAAGGAATTAAAGCAACTTTACCCGGCGGCAAGTCACCGGGCGGAATTGATAGCGCGGGACCAATCGAACAAAGCGAACGCCGTCGTCAACCGTGCGCGGCAAATGGAACTTGGAATTACGGAAGCCGTTTGGATGCACAGCCACGCGGGGAAAAATCCACGCCCTGATCATGTGGCCGCGAATGGAAAACGGTATAACATCGCGGAAGGCTGTAAAATTTCCGGCGAATTTATCCAGCCAGGTGAAGAAATAAATTGCCGCTGCACTAGCCGGGCAATATTGCCAATATAGGGGGCAATCATGTATCCATCAAATCAACCGGGGAACCGGAACAATCGGACCAAGGTCGACAGTGAATTGGGGTCGTTCTATTCGGGGACGCAATTCCGCACGTTCAAGGAAATCACCCTTGCCGCCGGGGCTTCGCTGAATGTCAAAATGGTGCGCCCGCTGGATATCATCATTCGCGGTTTTCAAATGCACGTACACACCGGGGAAATGCGTTGCGAGATTTACCGCGGCGCCACACCTGGGGGAACTTGGAACGGCACCCTTCCAGTTATTGGAAAATGCGAATTTACCGACAACCCGCTTCCGCTTTATGTCCCGCAATGTTCATTGACGTCGGGCGGCACCTTTACCGGCGGCACGCTTTATGATTTGATGCACGTTAAGACGGCCGGGGCAACGGGCCAGGCTTCCACAATTGGCGACGAAATGGAAAGCCAGCTTGGAGCCCCAGACGGTAGCACGGGCATTTATAAATTCATGAACCCCGGAAATTCTGACGCCGTCGGCATCTTTGCCATGTGGTGGGAAGAATTGCCTACAAAGTAGATTTGATGCCATAATCTGACTATGCCTATCTTGAGATTAGCTTTTGACCGAACAGCACGCCGGGTTGACGCCGACGGGCGTTTGCACGTCGACCGCTCCCATATCTCCAAGGCCACGGTCAACCCCTATTATGGCAAAGAGATTCCGGGCTTTGATGCCCTGGGCCTGCAGCCTGATACGGTTTACCGTTTGCTTCGTGACCCGGTGGAATTGGAGCGCGGCGCCCCGACCTTTGCCCGCCTTCCCATTCTCTCCGAGCATGTCCCCGTTACCGTGGATGCGCCCCGCCCCGATTTGGTCGTCGGCGCTATCGGTTCTGAAATAACTTTTTCCGCCCCCTATCTTGACGCTGATTTGTGCGTATGGGACGCGACCGCAATTGCTGGCATTGAAACGGACAAGGTAAGGGAACTTTCTTGCGCTTATCGTTACGTGCCAGTCATGGAGCCCGGCGAATTTGAAGGCCAGGCATACGACGGCCGCATGACGGAAATTCAAGGAAATCACCTGGCGTTAGTTGAGGTCGGCCGCGCTGGGTCTGATGTAGTTGTGGCCGACCGTAACCCTTTCACTTTCAAGGAATCCGCCATGAAGATGACCAAACTGGGCAAGGCCCTTTTTGCGGCATTGTGCGCGGCCTCTCCGGTACTGGCAGCGGATTCCGCTTTGCCTGCACTGGTTGGCCCGGCAACCCGCAAGAATTTCAAGAAGGACGACGTTAAGGCCAAATTGCTGGCCCTCGACGCCGAACTCGACCCGCAACAACTCGACAACGTAATCGACGCGCTGCTGGACGTGGAACAGGAACCCAAGGCCGTTGAAACGCCGATGGCCGCCGCCGATGAATCCCCCGCCGACAAGCTCCGCAAGTTGCTGGCCGGTAAGGTGGACGAATCGGTAATCAATGAGGCTTGCAATCTGCTGGCCGCACCGGCTCAAGACGCTGACGAAGCCGCCGAAAAAATGATTAAGGACGGCGAAAAGCCGGTCGACGTCAAAGCGGCCATGGATGGTTTGCGTAAAGACTTGCGCGAAGCCGAAGAGGCCCGCCGTGATGTTCGCGCAATCGTTGGCGACGTCATGGGTATGGATTCGGCCGCCGAAGTTTACGGCTTCGCCCTGGACCACATGAAGGTCGACCGCAAGGATGTTGAAGGCGCCCCGGCCCTTCGCGCACTCTTTAAGGTTGCCGCTTCCAAGTCTGCCACTCCGGCCCCGCGCATCGCTCAAGATGCTGGCGGCCTGGATAAGCAGTTTCCGGGCGCCGCCCGTTTCCGTAACGCTTAAAAGGAGTCACCACCATGAGCGGCTTTCAAAAAACGGTCAACCTGACTCTCGCCCCCGCGGTAGCTGGTGACTTTGCATCATCCAATCCACGGGCGACCGTGCTGGCTGGTCCTGGCGGCCTTGTTGCTGGCCTGGGCGGCGTTACCGTGGGTAAATTCGCATGGGTCGATACTGACGGCGTAACCGTCCGCAGTCGCGGCACCAAAGCGACGGCCCCTTCGGGTTTCGTTCACCGCGAACAACAAGCCTTGATTCAAACCTATTTGGCTGAATCGGGCATGAACATTCCGCAGGGCTTTCCTGTCACGCTGCACAATGAGGGCGACTTTTGGGCCGTCAATGGTGGCGCGGGTGCATTCAGTGTGGGCGACGCGGTTTATGCGAACTATGCCGACGGCACCGTCGCACAATCGGCGGCCACGAATGCCACGGCTACCGGCTCCATGGGCGCAACCTTCACCGCTTCGGGCTCCGGCACGAATCTGACCGTTTCCGCGGTCACTGGCGTGCTGACCGTTGGCGAGACTTTGAGCGGCACCGGCATTCCAGCCGGTACGACCATCGTTTCGCAAACCAGCGGCACGACCGGCGGTGCTGGCGTCTATGTCACCAGCCAAGCGACCACAATCTCCGCGGCAACCGGCACCAGCTTCGGTAATGTGCTGACCGTTACCGCCGTTGCGTCCGGCTCCCTGGATATTGGCGAATCCTTGACCGGCACCGGCATTCCTGCTGGCGCCGTGCTGGCTTCGCAAATTTCTGGCGCAACCGGCGGCGTTGGCGTATATACCTTGAGCCTTCCGGCCACGGCGTATGCGGCTTCCACCACCGTGACCAGTGTCGGCGGCGTAAATGCAACCAACTGGAAAGCTCAATCGGCCGCCGCCGTGGGCGAACTCGTCAAAATTTCAACCTGGGGTTAAACCATGAATCCAATCCTTCAAGCACTGATGGAACGCGCCGGGGTCCATTTCATGGGCCAGCCCGGCGTCGACTTCCAAGCCCCTGGCGCCTCGTTGCGCCTGGCACACGACGGCTTTGCGTGCGACGCACAGCCCGCCCTTATCACCACCAGCAACGCCGGTATTCCGGCCTTCCTGACTACTTTCATCGACCCGAAACTGATTGAAATTTTGGTTTCCCCGATGAAGGCGGCCGAAGTTGTCGGCGGCGAAGTCAAAAAGGGCGATTGGACCACCGAAACGGCAATGTTCCCGGTTGTGGAATCCACGGGTGAAACTTCGTCCTATGGTGACTACTCCGAAAACGGCGTCGCTGGCGTCAATTCCAACTTCCCGCAACGTCAAAGCTATCACTATCAAGTGATGACGCAATGGGGCGAACGTGAACTGGAACGCGCCGGGCTGGCCCGCATTGATTGGGCAAACCGCATGAACATTGCGTCGATTCTGACCCTGAACAAGTTTCAGAATAAGACGTATTTCTTCGGCGTGTCCGGACTGCAAAACTATGGCCTGCTGAACGACCCGAACCTGTCCGCCGCTATCGTGCCCACCACGAAGACCGCGGGCGGCACGGGCTGGGCGAATGCCACGGCGCAAGAAATCAATTCGGACGTGCAAAAGCTCTACAAGCAATTGCAAACCCAAGCGGGCGGCCTGGTTGAACTTGATACCAAGATGACCTTGGCAATGTCCCCCATTTCGGAAGTCTATTTGACCAAGACGACCGACTTCAATGTCAACGTGCAGGACATTCTGAAAAAGAATTTCCCCAATTTGACAGTGAAGACCGCGCCGGAGTACACCACGGCGTCCGGGGAACTGGTGCAACTGATCGTGGACGAAGTGGAAGGCCAGCGCACGGCCGACACCGCTTTTACCGAAAAGCTCCGCGCCCACCCAATCGTCGTGCAGTCTTCCAGCTTCAAGCAAAAGAAGTCGCAAGGCACCTGGGGCACCGTGATTTTCCGCCCCGCCTTCATTGCCCAAATGTTGGGTGTGTAAGTAAGCAATCCGGGGGCTTCGGCCCCTGGGTTTTAATCGCAAACTAGGAGAGTTTGAAAATGGCAAAAATCGTCGTAGTGGGTTGCAAATTGCCCCACGGTATCATCATTCAGCACCCCATGGACCCGACCAAAAAGGTCGAATTGGCGGGCAAAAACAAAGCCCTGATTGTGGGCGCGGACTATGCCACGACCGAAGTCGACGGGGACTTTTGGGAACAATGGGCCGCAGTCAATAAAGAATTTTCGGCCGTCAAATCGGGCGCCATTTTTGTCGCCAAAAGTCTGACGGACGCCGCCGCAATTGCTGGCGAATTCAAGGACCGCAAAACCGGCTTTGAGCCCATGCGTACCGACGGCAAAGACGAACGCGCAAGCGGCGTGAAGCCAGCCGACAAGGACTAAGACCATGACCGCCGTAGTATTCGACCCGGTAGCCTTCAAAGCCCGCTATCCCGAATTTGCGGCGGTTGCCAATGCGAACTTGGGGGCCTACTTCACGGAAGCGGGCCTTTACTTGTCCAATGCGAACAATTCGCCCGTGCGGAACCTGACCCGCCGGGCCATCCTTTTGAACATGCTGACCGCCCACGTCGCCTATATCGGCGGCGCTTTGAGCGCGGACGGCATGCCGCGGCCCGTGGGGCGCCTATCTCAAGCCGGTGAAGGTAGCGTGTCCGCCGCCTTTGAAGGTGCGCCCCCTGGCTCCGCGCAATGGTTCCAGCAATCACAGTACGGCGCCGCATTCTGGCAAGCGACTTCCAGCTTGCGCGGTTTCCGTTACGTTTCCCGGCCTACGGTGTATTGACATGGCCGGCCACACTCTCAGCGGTTCCGATGGGGTCATGAAGGCCCTGGAAGCAATCACCCAACGCATGGGCGGGGGAGAGGTTGCGGTCGGCTTTATGGAAGGCGCCACGTACCCGGACGGCACGCCCGTCGCCGCTGTGGCCTATTGGAATGAGTTTGGAAGCGTGGGGCAACCGGCTCGGCCGTTCTTTCGCCAAATGATTGCCGCGGAATCCCCTACCTGGCCGGACAAAATGGCGAAGCTGGCGAAGGCGACGGATTACGACGGCCCCCGCGTGCTGGCGCTGATGGGTGAAGATATCAAAGGTGCATTGCAGCAAAGCATAAATGACTTCACGACGCCCGCGCTGGCCGAAAGCACGATTGAAGCCAAAGGCTTTGCCAAACCGCTGATTGACACGTCGCACATGCTCAATTCAATTGCCATTGAGGTATCAGAATAATGGACTTGCGCGGACTCGCTAACGGTGTAACCAGCACCATAAATCCGAATGAAACCGTTACCGTTTTGCGGTCGACGGGTTACACCATTGGCGCCGGAGCCAAACAAGTTCCAGCGTTTGCCGCCCCCGTGACCGGCCCCGCGCAAGTGCAAGCCCTGGACGCGAACGATATCAAGCAACTGGACGGCCTGAATATTCAAGGCACCATCCGGGCAATCTATTTGCGCGGCACCCTGGCGGGCGTCGTGCGGCCGAATCAAACCGGCGGCGATATCGTCAAGCGCAAGAATGAAACGGAATCATGGCTTGTCGTCAAGGTGCTTGAAAGCTGGCCCGATTAGATCGGAA